GCCGGTAATTTGTTGCGATCGACATTAAGTGGGTTGTCTTTAGGGGCTGTTGACGAGATTGAGGGGGCGATCAACAGCGGTCTTTCTCAGCTTAGTGATGACCCAAAGACCTATCAACAAGCGCGCGGTATCGCTCGAGCAAAGATAAAGCAGTTCCAAAGTGAGAACCCCGGCGTTGGCATCACTAGCGAGATCGTGGGGGGGTTAATTCCTACAGTGATCGCCATGATGACGGGTGTCGGTGCCCCCGCTGGTGTGGCTAATGCAGTGCGACTCGGCAATTTAGGAGGTCGTCTTTTAAATGCAGGAAAGGTAGGTACTGCCGCTGGCACAGGATACTCTGAACAAGGGCTTACTGATAACCCACTTGGCTTGGCCTACGATGCAGGAAAGGGTGCGGTAGCGGCGATGGCTGGTGGTGAGATTCTTAGAGGAGCGGCTAGAGGCGCAGGGTCGCTTTACGATAAGGGTGTCAACGCGATTAGAAATAAATATGGGGATGGTTACGCCGGGAAGGTACAAGAGTACCTCAATGACTTAATGAAGCGCACTGGAAAAAGTCTCGATGAGACACTTGAGGACATCAGAAATGGTGCTGTAATGTCAGAAGATGAGCAATTATTGGCAAGTTTAAGGGTTATCGCAAGTAAGGGGGGCGATGCGTCTGGCGACATAAAGAACGCTGCTAGGATTCGTGCAGAGCAAACGCGAGGCAGCGCTAAAGAGGCGCTAGATGAGGCATTAGTGCCGGGCCAATCAGGGCAAAATGTTCGCAGGGTTTTAAAAAGCACCGATGAAGAGTTAAAGGCTGATCAAGCGGCTCAATACGAGAGCATCTATGCACAATCTAAAGCCATACCCAAAAGACTTAGCGACCGTATAGTGGGCATGATGCGAGTTAACCCCCAGGTCCGAAAAATGTTTGTTGAGGACTTTGAGTCAGCCCGATTAGCCAACCCAAGGTATCAGCAATTGTTTAAAATGGTTAAGAATGAGGATGGTACTGAGACCCTTGAACTACTACGACCTATTACTTTAGCCGATGCCGAGGGCTTTAGGCGTAACCTTAAAGAAACTGCGAGCATGATCTTTGAATCCCCCAACAAGCGCAACACGCCAGGCTTTAATTATAACAAAGCAGAAATTGCTGTTAGGAGCGATATTGATAAATTCAGCCCTGATCTTGCAGCGGTTCGAGGTTCCTTTGCTGACCGTGAGGCCGTGGAAGCTGCAATTAGGCTGGGTAGGCAAATGTCTAGCAAGAGTTCAGATGAAGTGGGGGTTGCAATGGACACCTTAACAAGCCCAGAGCAATTAGCCGGGTTTAGGGCGGGCATGCACAATGCGGTTAATAAGAAGTTTTCAGATAGCGGTGGTCTTTGGAGCGCAAGGGCGGGTGGCCTTGATGTTTCAAATCGTACCCCTAACGCGCTCATGAAAGAAATCTTGCCAGAGGATCAGGCAGATGATGTGATTGAACGCTTGGGCCGTTATGGTATGGCCAATCAGGTTAATCAAAAGGTCAAACCAGCCGGTGGTGCCATCACTCAATTTGCAGAGGCCGCTGGCAATGAACTTGACGCCGTAGGAACCGCTGGTGTGGGGGTTCAATTAGCGCGTGGTGATTTACCTGGTGCAGCGCTTTCCTTAATGAACAAATTAAGGCCAAAAGACTTAGGGTTAAATGACAAGCAGCTACAGTCAGTGGTAAAGGTATTGTTTTCAGAAGACCCTGAGTTTGTGCGTCGGGCATTGGCTGACAACACGACAGTGGGTGAATTAAACAAAAGAATAATCCGAATTGCGCAAAATATGGAAATTGGTGGGCAAAATATCGTTCGTCGGCAATCTCCCGGCATATTAGAAGACTTTTAGACTAAAGATGTAACCCAAACTTATCCCTTAACCGCCTTTGTTGGCGGTCTTTCTCGTGGAAAAACATATGGAACTTAAAAAACTGACCGACGATGACATCAAGCAAATTGCTTCAGACGCGGTAGACAATGCGGAAGACTTTGTTAATTCAGAGATCGTCGATAATCGACTCAAGGCGCAACGCTACTATGATGGTCATGTAGACATCGGTGAAGAGGATGGTCGATCAAAGGTTGTGGCCACCAAGATTAGGGACAAGATACGCGCTATTAAGCCAAGTCTTATGCGGGTGTTTTTATCCACAGACAAGCCTGTTGAGTTTGCTCCAATGGGGCCAGAGGACGCTCAGTTCAGTGAGCAAGCGACAAAATACGTTAACTATAAGTTCAATCAACTCGGTGGTTACCGAATTCTACAGGAAGCGTTTAGCGACTCGCTGCTTAAAAAATGCGGTGTTGTGAAGTGCTATTGGGATGTAGAAAAGAAGAGCGAGACCTATGACCACCAAGACCTACCTGATGAGCAGTTTAGTCTCATTGTCAATGATCCGCGAGTAGAGGTTATTGAACACTCAGAGAACATCGAGATCGATATTGACGAGATGGGTATGGAGCAACAGCGCTCTAGCCATGATGTAAAGATATCGGTCACCGAAGAGTACGGCGATCTTGTTATCGACACCCTGCCGCCAGAAGAGTTCTTTGTCTCCTCTGATGCCACCTCTATTGAGGATGCCTATTGTGTGGCCCATAAGCGTGATATGCGGGTAGGTGACCTGGTGGCGATGGGATATGACTTTGACGTTGTCTCTGAACTGTCTAGCGTGGAGACCGATAACTTTGCTGATGAAGAGCGTTTTGAAAGACAGAACTTTAGCTTTGGCAACGAAGAGCAGCCCCTTGATCCGTCGATGAAAAAGGTCGCGGTTTCTGAGGTCTACATGAAGATTGATGTGGACGGCACTGGTGTCCCGGTCATGCACAAGATTCTGCTCGGTGGTGGCTCTGATGAACTGCTTGATTATGAGCCTTGGGGTGACCTTCCCTTTGCCATGTTTCAGCATGATCCAGAGGCGCACACCTGGGTAGGAAATTCATTAGCTGACATCCTATTCTCAGAGCAAGACGCTTCAACTGCAATGCTTAGAGGCGTGTTAGATAACGTCGCACTGACCAACAACCCTCGGACTGAAATCGTCGAGGGTCAGGTCAATGTTGATGACTTCTTAAATAACGAGATTGGCGGTGTAGTTAGGACCAAGCAGAGTGGTGCTATTAATCCTTTGACGGTTCCCTTTGTTGCGGGTCAGACGCTAATAGCGGTTGAGTATTTAGATACGCAGATCGATCATAAGACTGGCGTATCCGCAGCCTCTTCAGGTTTAGACGCTAACGCCTTGACTGGGACAACGGCCACGGCTGTTAACGCCACTATCCAAGGGGCAGCCACACAGATTGAGGTGATGGCAAGAAACTTAGCCGAGGGTGGTGTGACTCAACTGTTCAAGTTGATGCTCAAGCTGACCATTGAGAACTGCGATAAGGTCGAGATGATGGCCATTTCAGGCGGCGATTATATGCCGGTTGATCCACGCTCTTGGAATAAAGAGATGGACGTTACGGTCAATGTGGGTCTGGGTACGGGCAAAGAGGGTGAGCGCTTAATGGCGCTTCAGCAAGCCCTGGACATGCAGGTGCAAATCTTTACCAATTACGGTGTCGGTAATGGCCTGGTCGGTATGACGGAGATCAGGAACACACTCGCCGATATGTTGGCGCTGGGTGGCCTACGCAACATTGATCGTTACTTTAAGCCGATGACTGTAGAACAAGAGATGCAGATGCAGTCACAAAGCCAGCAGGGTGAGCAGCCAATGGATCAGTCAACCGCCTATCTTCAGGCAGAGCAATTAAAGGCCCAAGCCAAATCTCAGAGTGACATGGCCCGAATTCAGATAGACGCACAGAAAGCAGTAGCAAAGGACGATCGAGAGCGTGATCAGATGGACCAAGACCTGTTAGTAAAAGCGGCTGAGATATACGGCAAGTATCAAACCAACGTGGATGTCGCAGGGGTGAAGCAAGCCCAAGCAGTCCCACGTTACCCACAAGAATCACCAGCCCAGGCGGTAACAGGCGGTAGATTTTGAGTGTAAGAGAAAAGGCTCAACGATACGCCCGCCTCGCGGGTGATGATGTATTTATTGAGCTTTTACAGGATGTCAGGGATGGCGCTGTTAGCGTCTTTCTGGAGCAGTCTCGTGACGATGAGGCGATTAACCGAGCGCGGAATTTAATTGATGCGCTCAACACTTTAGAGACCACAATCAACGCAGTTAAACTGAACGATTTGGTTGAAAATAAAAGGAAACAGTACCGTGGAAACGACTGAAGCAATAATGGATGGCAGCATTGAATCTGCCGCAGAAGCGATCTTAGAGCAACCCAAAACAGAGGAAGCGGAGGTTGAGGAGGAGGTTGAAAATACCGAACCTGAGACTGAAGAGCCCGACGAGGAGGAGCCTGAATCGCAGGATGAAAATGAAGACGAAGAAGAAGACGATATTAGTGAGGACGACGAAGACGAAGACGATGCCGTTCCTGAGAGTCAGACTTTCACTGTCAAAATAGACGGTGAAGAAAAGGCTGTAACTCTCGACGAACTCAAGCAAGGTTTCTCCGGTCAGAAGTTTGTTCAGAAAGGTATGCAGGAGAACGCTCAAGCGCGAAAGCAGACTGAGGATGTTTATAACGCATTACTGGAATCTCGTCAGCAAGTGACAGACCTTTTTCAGAAATTGCAAAGCGGAGGCGCTGCTCGCCAGCCTATTAAGCCAGACCTAGCCATGTTAGACACCGATCCAATCGGATACGTCGAAGCTAATGCCCGGTTTGAGCATGATATGCAAGCCTATCAAGGTGAGATGCAGCAATATCAACAGGTCGCTCAAGACCAGCTACACGCCCAAAATATAGCCCTAGAAGCCCATCGAAACCAAGAGATGTCTAAGCTCTTAGAGATCATGCCTGACTTGAAAGACCCCACCAAGGGGAAGGTAATGAAGGAGCAGATGCTTGCGGTCGGTAACGAGTACGGTTATTCGCCGGACGAGATATCAACGATTGTGGATCACCGGGCTATCCGAGTTTTGGAGGATGCTAGAAAGTATCGAGAAATTGTAGCAGGTAAAAGCAAGGCCGTTGAAAAGGCGACTCACAAAAAGAGAACGCAGCCGTTAAAAGCAGGGTCTAAAAAAGTAAAGTTAGGCGCTAAAGAAATTCGGAATAAGCAAAATAGACTGAAAAACTCAGGCTCAATTGATGACGCGGTCGCGTTAATCTTGGGCTAAACCTTTATTGAGGAAATTATCATGGCACAACCATCAAATACGTTTGACTCCTATGACGGAGCAAATTCAATAAAAGAGGACTTAAGTGGAATTATAGAATCGGTAAGTCCCGAAGACACCCCGTTTTTTTCTGCTTGTAAAAAAACAAAAGCAACTGCTACTTTGCATGAGTATCAAACTGACTCATTGCGCGCTGCTGGAGCCAATGCTCACATTGAAGGCGATGCAACCGCCGCAGAAGCTCGTACAGCTACCACCCGTTTAGGTAACCGAACTCAGATTTTCAAGAACGCTGTAGTGGTTCCTGATACTGATGCAGGCTTGTCAAAAGCAGGTAAGAATAGCGAGATGGCGTACCAAGTCATTAAGGTCGCAAAAGAGCAAAAATTGGACATAGAATTGGCTTTGTTTGCCAATAACGCTGTAGTCGCAGGTAGTGCAAGCGCTGCTCGTGAGCTAGGTGGTGCGCCAATTTGGTTAACTACTAATGACAGCTTTGCGTCTGGAAACTCTGGTGCAGCTCCAAACGGCACTGGCGGCGCTCGTACAGATGACGGTACTCCTCGTGATCTTACGCAAGCTATCTTTGATGCAACTATGCAGAGCATTTGGACTGCTGGTGGTAACCCAGATACTGTTTATCTGTCTCCTTACCAAATGAACATTGCGCTAGGCTTTACTGGTAACAACAACCAGCGGTCAACTGTTCAGGCTGGTGATGCGAAAGTAGTTAAGTCACTCGACGTTTATGTAACGCCCTGGGGTACGGTTGAATTTCAACCAAGCCGCCTGATACGCGGTCGAGACATTCTGATTGCTCAGAATGATATGTGGAACGTAGCAGTCTTGCGTCCAACCAAGAACGTAGAACTTGCCAAAAATGGCGATAACTCTACTCGTCAAGTGGTCACGGAGCTTACGCTCGTATGTAAGAATGAAGCTGCCAGCGGTCTTATTGCTGACCTAGCTGTTTCTTAAAATAACGTAACTACGCTGTAAATTAGCCTCACCCTTTCGGGGGTGGGGTTTTTTAATCGAGGAGCAAATAATTATGCCAATGGTCAAAGGTAAAAAGTACGCATACACGACAGCAGGTAAAACGGCAGCGGCAAAAGCAAAAAAAACTCCCGCTAAGAAGAGAAGGAAAAAGTAATGCTGATCAAAGAAAAGATTATCCCTACCGAGAAAGGGATTGAAATTCAGAAGACATTTGATAATGACGTATATATTGAAGAAGCCAAACAAATTAGAGATCAGGGGCTAGGGCAAACGGGCGAGAATCGTTTAGTCGGCAGAATACCTGTTCATCTCGTCGTTCAGTGGATGAAAGAAGCTGGCTTGTCTTGGAGTGATACCGAGGCTAAAAAAGACCTAATTCGCAAGAAAATGCTATCAGGTGAGTTTGATGCATTTCGCGTGTGGAAAGGAAGCTACTGATGGCAACTAACAAGGAATCGTTAATGATCCACGAAAAAGAGTGTGCGCTGCGGTATGAGCATATCCAGACGCGCTTGGAGTCAGGCAACGCAAGATTTGACAAAATAGAGCGCCTCATCTTTGGCGTCTACCCGTTTATTTTAGCGGCGGTAGCCATCGGCAAGTGGCTGTAGAGTAACTTATGGATAGTGTCGTTAAGCTGATTAATGAGGTGGGCTTTCCTATCGCTGCCGCTTTGGGCTTAGGTTTATTTATTTGGAAACTTATTAATCGTATTATTGATGGCTTAGAGACAAAGGTAGATACGTTAGATGACAAGCTAGTTGAGCAGATAAGTAACCTGGAACAGCGGTTGGGTGGAAAATTAGACGGACAGCATGGAATACTGATTGCTTTAATAGATCGAGTACGCTCTGTCGATAATGAAATCATACGCCAAGACGTATTGCTCAAGACCGTATTAGGTGTACCACAATTGTTACAAACTGATCGAATTGCAAAGGCAGACAGAGATGACCAGCGAAAGGACTAAGATTATCGCAAGCACATTGCTTTGGATAACAATACCAATCACTGCCGATCAGATGACTCATAAGTTTAAATCACCTTCCTTCAACGGACAAAATACCTCGTCGCACTGGTTAACCATAGAAAACCAAGAATTTAGCCGAAAAAGCGACATAGCTGATGAAATAAAAGCGTACCAAGAGGAGCTTGAGCGAGATGCTGAGAACACCACACTCGCCAGGTTTATCCGCAATCTTGAATCTCGGATTTACGCGGAGCTATCTAGGCAGCTAGTCAATAACCTGTTCGGTGAAACTATGTCCACCGAAGGGATACTTGAACTAGAGGGCAACACTATCCAGTACTTTGTGGATGGCGATTTCATAACTTTGATAATAACGGATGCCGATGGCAATGAAACTACCATTACACTTCCTGTCGGTTCTTTTAGTTTCTAGCTGTTCAATTGTTGACCAGTTTGATGATACCTTTGAGCAAAGATTTAAAGCTAACGATGTGTCAAAGATTACCGATCTGCAAACTACGGCTCTGGTCAACGCTAAACCTCCAGCCGTACAGCCAGTAGTCGCTGTATATCCGTCCTCCTTTACAGATCAGACAGGGCAGCGCAAAAGCAATAGCTCATTCGCTCTATTCTCAACAGCCGTTACACAGCAACCTAGCGCCCTCCTTATACGCGCCTTAAAACACGCAAGCGGAGGCAAATTCTTTCGAGTAGTGGAAAGGGTGGGCTTAGATAACCTTACAAAAGAAAGGCAGTTAATACGATCAGCGCGTGAGCAGTTATCCCCGGGTGGTGAGACTAACAAAGTACCACCACTGTTGTTTGCTGGTGTCTTGTTTGAGGGTGCAGTTCTATCGTATGAGTCAAATCTTAAAACTGGAGGAATAGGCGCACGGTGGCTAGGTATTGGTAAGAGCGCACAGTACAGAAAAGACAAAATCACAGTCAGCTTGCGAATGGTATCAGTAGCCACTGGCGAGATACTGTCTGAGGTTATGTCGCAGAAAACAGTTTACTCCTATGCTCAGTCGGAGGATGTCTTTCGTTTCATTGAAATGGGAACGGAATTAATTGAGATTGAGGCAGGGAATTCATCTAACGAGAGCAGCACAATCGCTCTGATGAAAGCCATCGAGCAAGCTGTATTGGAGTTAATGAACATTGGTTTTACAAGAGGGTTTTGGGCTTATGAAAAAGATGAATAAAGTATTATTATCCTTGTCACTTTTAAGCACTGCGGTGCTGGCTGCCGACAATGAAATATACATTTCCCAGGCAGGGGCTACGGCCTCGATAGACGTCGAGCAGTTAGGTATCAGTAACTTAATTGGCGGTCTTAGCTCATCGGCTGGAAGCCTTACGCCACTTGACTTAGATGGGAATTCTATGGTTTTGGATATAAATATGATAGGCGCAACCAACAAGTTCTTTGGTGATATTTGGGCAGATAGCTTTACTGGTAACTACAACTTCACTGGTTCAACTAACCTGTTTACGATCCAAGTAGACCCCACAAATACCTATGGTGCTGATTCTAGTAACCATCAAGTCGCGGTGACAGGCGCATCTAACACAATGACTCTTAATCAAGGGACTTCAGCACTAGCGGCTACCTTAGATTTAGATTGGATAATACAAGGCTCTAACAACACGATTACCTCAAATATAAATATTGATGGCGCGACAAACTTTATGGATATAGACGGCAGTGATAACACTGTGACCTACACAGGAGCAGGCGTTACTGCATCGGCAGGAGGTTACTTCTACCTCGACCACACTGGCGGATCGAGGACATTCAATGTACAGCAGCTTTCAACCCAAGATAGTGACTGGCTCAAGATTACCTCTGTTGGTTCTTCTGGTACTGTTTGTGTCATTCAAAACGATCAAGGCTCAAGCCTCGGCTGCTGATATTGGGGGAGTCTCTGAGGTTTCTGGATACGCTCAAATTAAGCGAGGGACATCGGCTAACAATGCAGACTTAGCGTTCTCAATCCAAAGCAATGATCAAGCTGTTACTAGCAACGGCAGAATGGCGATAACCTTTCTTGATGACTCAACGGTGAAGCTAACAGAGCATAGCCAGCTTACGATAGACGAATACATTTTTGATCCAGACCCCAGCAAGTCAAAGATGGCGCTGACGTTTGGTCTTGGCACAGCAAGGTTTATTAGTGGCACGTTAGGCAAGATAGATAAACGCAACATCGCACTAAAAACTCCAACTGCTGATATCGCTATTCGTGGGACAGACTTCACTGCAACAGTGGATGAGTTAGGCCGCAGTCTCATCATCCTATTGCCAGATCAATACGGTGTGTCGAGTGGTGAGATTGAGGTAATCACAGCAATGGGTGCTGTCTTGCTCAACAAACCGTATGAGGCCACAACAGTCTCAGTGTTTGAATCTGCACCAAGCAAGCCTGTCATCTTAGACCTTACGCTTGATTTCATTGACAACATGCTAATCGTTACACCCCCAAAAAAAGAAACGGTAATAACGGAAGAACGCACAACTAAGGTGGCAAATATACTAGACTTTAACGGACTAGATATTGACTATTTAGAGCAGGATTTTCTGTCTGATGATAGCCTTGAATTTTCCGAGCTGGACATAAATTTCTTAGACGTCAATTATCTGGAGGATTTACTTAACATTCTAGATGCACTAGCGATAAACGAGGAGGAGGATAAATTAAAACAAGTCTCAGGTGTCACGATAGCCGGGACAACCTTGGGCGCTGATGCCGAAACCCAGATCACTACTCTAATTACAGGTCAAACAATCAGCCTAATGAGAAACGTGAGCGAATATACAAGGCTCGATTTAGACATTGCTGGGGGGTATACCGTGATCCTGATTCAAGACGGAATTTCAAATAAAATTAAGATTAATGGTGGTGACTCAACCATTAGGATATTGCAGGAAGGATAATGAAAAAGACGATTATAGGGGCTGTTGTTGCGCTGTTGTTTTCTCTTTTAATCTATCAGCCCACCTTGCTTGAGGTTATAAAGCTAAGAACCTTTGATGCTTTGGTGCAGACTCAAGAGCCTACTGGCAATCTGGTAGTGCTGAATCTGACAGAGGATAATATTCACCAGGAAGGCGGTTGGCCTTTCCCTCGTCAAAGACTCGCTGAGATTCATGTTGATCTATTGAATGCCGGGGCAGCCTCAGTATCTTGGGTTGCAGTCTTTAGTGAGCCAGATCGGTTCGGGGGTGATGCGGCTTTTGCGGAGGCTCTCTCTTATAACACTAGTGTCATCGCCATGTTTGAGACTGATGGATTTAAAGACACACCCAAGACCGAAGGAACGGTTATTCTTGGTGATGATGTGGGCGGTATACGGGCTCAAGGCGTTACGCAGAACATAAAGCCATTAAGAGATGTAGCCCTTCAAGGGATAGTCTCAGCCCCGGTGGACGTTGATAATCTTGTTAGACGTATGCCTTTGTTAATGCGGTCTAATGATGGATGGATTGCCAGTTTCGGCATGCAGCTACTCAAAGCTGTTACAGGGACAAGCACTTACGTTATTAAAACTAACGCTAATGGCATTCAAGAGGTACGCGTCAAGCAGCTAAACCCTATTCCAACAGACACTAATGGCAGAGTTTGGGTCAATTGGATACAAACAGACACTACTTCCCTTAATAAAATGGATGTTGCGGGAAAGATGGTTATTGTCGGCACGACAGCCAAAGGAATACTACCTCAAATCGCAACGCCTATCGGGTTGGTATATCCGCATCAGATTCAAGCATCGCTCTTAGAAACGATATTACACGCGTCTAACAAGCCGATGCCGATGATACCGCAGAGCGCTTTACTGTACGAGATATTGATCTTTACTGTTGGTGTGGTGCTGGTATTTTTGTTTATTAACTATCTTGGTGTCTATCTTGGCCTAGCGTTGTCGGCGGGCTCAATCACAGCAATGGGCGCGTTTGGTGTTTACCTCATACAGCGAGGCATTTTAATAGACGTAACCTGGGCAATGATCTCTCAGTTCGTGGTCGCAGCAGCCACGTTCTATCTTAATTACAAAGAGCAATACAAGCTAAGACAGTTAATCAAAAAGCAGTTTGAACACTATTTAGACCCTCGCCAGGTTAAACGGTTACAGGACAACCCCGGCCTCTTAAAGCTGGGAGGTGAGAAGCGATACTGCACGTTCTTGTTTACTGATGTTCGTGGCTTTACCGCCTTGTCCGAAAGGGTAAGCCCGGAAGAGGTTGCTTATATAATGAATCGAGCCTTGACCGCACAGCAATCCGCAGTCGCTGAGTGTCACGGCATGGTCGATAAGTACATTGGCGATGCAATGATGGCAATATTTGGTGCGCCTTTAGCCTTGGAAAATCACGAAGATTGGGCTATCAAATGCGCCAAGCAGATTCAAATCAACATGGAAGAACTGAACAAAGAGTTTACGGCGAAAGGATTACCACCGATCCAGATAGGGATAGGCATTAATAGCGGTGATGCGATCATTGGCAACATGGGCAGCGACCAGAGGTTTGACTATACGGCCATAGGTGATGCCGTCAATATTGCTGCCCGGTTAGAATCTGGGACGAAAGCAGCAGAGGTTGATGTGTTAATAGGGATCAGCACGAAGCAACGCTCTGGCAGTAGCTTGAAAGAATTGCCTCCGATTGAGGCAAAAGGTAAGGCTGAAAAGCTGCTTGTTTATACACTAGCGTGAGGTAAAATTTATGATAGGAGCAATAGTTAATGGAATTACAAATCTTGGCAGCACCTACTTAAAGAATAAAGGGGCTGAAAAGCAAGCTATCCATGAAAGCAAGATGACCCAAATTAGCGGTGATGTTGATTGGGAATCTAAGATGGCAGCAGCCTCTGGGGACTCGTGGAAAGACGAATATCTAATTATTTTATTAACGTCCCCCGTTATTGCAATTATGTATGGCGCAGTTACCAATAACCCTGAAATTATAGCTCGCGTGGAGTATGGCTTTACGGTTCTCAATAGTCTTCCTGAGTGGTTCAGCTATCTGCTAGGCGTCGGTGTAACTGCATCATTTGGAGTCAAAGGCGCAGGTCAATTTATGAAACTTAAAAACAAGCTAGGTAAATAATGCAAAAGTATAAGTATTTTAAGATAGAAGATTTTAACTGTCAGGAAACGGGCGAAAACGAAATGGACATCGAGTTTATAAAAGGACTAGATAATCTTAGAGCCGCTTGCGGATTTCCGTTTGTGATTACCTCTGGATTCAGAAGTAAAGAACATAGTATAGAGGCCGCTAAAGTTGCAGCCGGCAAAAAATTAGGCACTCACGCGCAAGGAATTGCATCTGACATTCGAGTATCTGGAGGAAGCCAACGAGCAAAGATAGTAAAACACGCATCAGCAATGGGTATGTCAGTAGGTGTAGCTAAAACATTTGTACACGTTGATACACGAAAGACAGAGCAGATGTGTTGGTGTTACTAATCTCATAGATCGAGGTGGCTATGTGATTTTAGTGGGCAATCTGCATTATAGTGGGCAATCGTGTTTTTGCTAAATCGCTACAGCCCAGTGAGAATGGTGCACCCGGAGGGATTCGAACCCCCGACCAAGTGGTTCGAAGCCACCCGCTAATAGTGAATTAAACTTATATTAATCAATGACTTACTAAAATAATTGCCCACTATGATGTGTTAGTGAATAGGCTTGAAGCGCACGAACTGCGCGGCCTTGTTTTAAATAGCGGGCAATTATTTAAGGTTAAATGGTATGACTGTTTCGGGTTTTCTACGATAGACCCGGTTGGTTATAGCAGTGCTGTGATGTTGCAATAGTTTGGCAGCGTGTTCGGCACTATCAACATCTGATGCGGTCTTAGCTCTAAGGTCGCGCTCTTGAAATCTCTCTGATAATTCTGTTCCATCCATCGCCTTATCCATACTTCTACGCCACTGGGAATCGAAGTTCGATGTTTCGCCTTTCTCATTGATCATCGGCTGTCCTGTACTCGATGCAAATAGATAGAATGATTGAACCTTTAGCCATTTGGTTCGCCACTTTATAACGTCATTAATTATTTCCTTCAATCCAGTCGATTGACCCTCGTAAACAAACGGCAGGAATGACGCTTTACCTCCTTTCTTCCCGGCAGTTTTCTGTCTCTTTGGAAAATTCAAACCATCTGGTGTGATGTCGTTCATCTTAACTCTAAGCAACATAGATTTATCTTTACCTGTTGCCATCTTTAATGGGGTGTACACTCGTATGAACGCATTGCACGCATCCATGAAATAACCTAACTCGTCATCTGTGACATAGCGATCACGATCATCAATTTGGATTTTGCCCACAATTCTTTTGGATGGGTGGTGAATCTTGCACCCCCATTCAATAGCTTTAGCAAACAGGTGAGATATAACCTCGATGTCTAGGTTGGCTTGCTTTGCGCTTTTGTGGTGATGGATGTAATCTCTATACTGAAATACCTGATGCGATTCAAAGTCTACCACTGGCTGATCTAAATCAAAGACAGCCGTCAACCTACTCATTGATTGCAAATTGCTCTTCTGTGTTTGCCATGCTTTCTTTGGGATAACTTCTAGCTGATACCTGATGAACAAAGCCCCTAGTGTATAAGGCTTGTCTGATGTTGAAATTTTAGATGCCCACACTGTAAAAGCGTTTTTCTCTGCTTCCGCTAGGCTCTTACCCTCACCCAATTTAATCTCTGCTTTATTGCTCCACAGATGCTTGGCCGATGGGGGCGGCTTAAACCAGATCACATATTTGGCGTTAATACCTCTCTTCCTTAATCGCCAACCAGAAGGGTATTTTTTGTTGCCTGTAATGATCCGTTGTCTAGCCAAGGGCTGCAAAATCCATCTTATATTCTTTTGGTTTTGGCTCATGAAATTGCTCAACTGGAACAACAAAAGAGCCGTCTGGTCTAATCCTATAACTATAGCCCATAAAATCCAAGACCTTTAATTGTTTAGATCGGCTCTTTGCCCCTGTCAATTCTTGAACATCGTTAGCTGACAACCAGAACTTAACTAGCATAATGCCACTCTGCAATCGTTACTTTGTCACCATAGCGATTCAGAACTTGTCTGCGCTTAGTCTCAATCGGATGCCCCATTGCTCGCAGCTCACTGACTCTTGCTGGCGCTTCTAATATGCCTAAATCGTCCCACGAGTTTAGTCGAGTTAACGGTCGGCCTGATTTCAAGTGGTCTAGTATTCTTTGTGCTTGTGTCATAATCACCTCTTAATGTGTAAAAAATATCTAAAATAGTCGCCGTTAAAAACAGCGTTATGAAAATTCCCCCAATTAACTGCTCTAAAATTTCTATCATAATTTAGACCTCAGATAAGATGCCCCGTTGTGGACGGTGGGGCTGACCGTAAGGGGTCGTTCAGAAAGGGATATCTGAATCCGCGTACTGTTCTTTAGGAATCGGTGCTATCGCTTGTTGCACCTGTTGCATCCCATTGTTGTGCGCCACTTCCTTCTTATTAAAGCTAGTCTTCATATACTTGGTGCCGGATTTAGAAGTGTTAATCCAGGCGCTAAACCAGTATTCAGTTCCGTCAATCATTGCATTCCCTTTGTAATCTGGATGCTGGTCAGACTCCTTTTTATCGTTTTTAAACAGCACACCGCTGTCGTCTTTCTGTTCATATTCGCTCATGCTACTTTCTCCTTTAAGATGTCCGATTCAAATAAATCCCAGTCAAATTTCAAAGGCTTAAAGCCGTTTAGACTTGATAGGCTTTCGATATTGTCCAATTCAGCTTGGTGCGTTTGTTTCATTGCTACCATTGCTCCGCGTTTTTCCGCTATCTGAATTTTAAGCGCAACAATTTCAGCACTAATTTTGTCTTGATAAACCTTCATTTCCTCTATCGTCTTCACTTCTTTCATGGTCTTTCCCCTTAGTTATAAATACAGTTGATGTTCGTGAATTTGCGCGTTGACGAATGACATTGTTTTATCATCGTCAAGAAGCGCCTCAAGTTCGTCGTCTGTTAATGCATCACCATCTACGTGATAGGCTGACTCAATATAGGCATCGCAGAAATCAGGATAGTCAGCCATAAATATGTCACGAATAACGACATTTTCTAATTGATTCAGATTCATGTTTTCCCCCCTGACATAACATCAACTAAACCTGCCTCGCGGAATTCACTGGTCTTAATGGTTGCCAGTTCTTGCGTGGTGAAGATGCCGCCCTTAGAAGGTGCTTTCCAAATACTGCGCTGCTCTTCCTCTGACATGGCATTCCATTCCTCTGCCGCTGTCTCAAGGTCTGCATTGGTAAGCGCATCCTTGATCGCGCTGATGCTTGCGATATGCTCACGGACTGCCGCGTTGTAGTTGATAAGTTCCTCAGAGGCTTTCAGAGCTGTTTGCTGAAGGATCGCATCAGTGACTTCATTGGCTGATGCATACTCAGTCCCACCAAAGCCAACCGCTGACAATGCTCTACCGATTGCTGATGTTTCACAGTTCTCAAGCGCAGAAGTCTTGTTGATGTTGGTACTGCCGCGCAACTCTTCTGCGTAGCCAGTACCTCTAATGCGTCCAGACTCATCTTTAATGGTGGACTTCATAACGACTAGATTGCCGTCTGAGATTAGATCAGTCTCAATCGACCATTCTTTGTGAATAGGTGATGCAAGGAACTCATTGACGCGCAATGCGACAGTCTTGTATTCCTTGTTATGGATTTTTACGATGCCGTTCATAGTGAAGACCTAGCTGTCAGCATTTGCTCTAACGCATGCCGCGCTGCATAACCTCGATCATAATCAGGGTCGCAGCCGCGTTCGTGTCGCTCACCTTTAAGGCAATCAAGTTCGCCCTGCAAGAAAGCGCTAACATTCTTGATGTCTTCACTTACCATGATTTCATCAAACTGCTTTAAAATATTCATGCCATTCCCCTTTAAGAGCGATTCTCGATCTGTGACCGCGCGTATTCAGTGACTTGATCAAAGACGATTTCACCTAGCGCCTGATAATCTTTTCCCGCGATCGCCAATAACAAAGCCTCTTCAACTCTTTCGTGTTGAATGGCGTTCTGCCGTTGCTGATAAAACCCATTACCCCACGGATAGGGGTCAGCAACGCCATCACGCCCAATTGCTTCCCATAAAAAATCCGGGTCACTAAGTTGTTTGCAGATAGTTGAGTGAGTGATCGGCTCTTCAAATACTTCAATATCTTCAGGTGGATCGACTCGATTTGGATCATCGGTGTAAGTCATCATTGTTCCCCTTTAAATTAATAGCATTCAACGTGGTTAGGTATATACATTATGTGAATGCTTGACCCAAGTATACACACAACGTGGTCAAAATAAAGGGTTTATTTTAAATGAGTGTAACGGTTGACCTATGCGAATATAGAATGTTACGGTGTGTTGGTAGTTGATTAATGTTATAAAGTTAGCACAAAATGGAATAACCAGCCCACGAGAAGAGACGGCAAACAGTCAATTTAAAGGCTATTAGGTGATTATTTAGATGAAAATATTTTTAGAGAATGGCGGCATCGAAGGTGCCGAAATAATAAAAGGCTTAACGCCAGATGAGGTGTTAGCGTCGAAAGAAGCTATGATTTGCGTTTTAGCAGTAATTTCAAAACTTCAGTCG